CGAACGTGCTGCTGGTGCAGCGCAAGTACCTCGAGTTGTGCCGCAAGCATGGTGTGCGAGACGTGGATACAGTGTTACACCAAGGGTTTGTAATGAACACTGTGTTTACCGAAAGCGTCCTCGATGACGTAGCGGCGTCGCGAAAGCGACTTCCGGCGTGGATCAGGTGGTTGGAGGAGGTTCCAGCTACCGGTTCCATTCCGGCCGCCGTCTGCTGAGGACGCCCGGTGAAGGTGTACGGATGCCAAACGCGCCTGAATGATGCCTTGAGGGAGAGGGTCAAACGGGAGTGCAAGGGATCGTTGTGCGTACGCCGGAACGGGCTGTCCTGCAAGACTCGTGAGTTCACTGTTCTCACGGGACTTGGCCCAGATCACAACCTGGGAGTTTACAATAACAGCGTGGATACCATAGAACGCGCCTTTGCAGAACGTTATTTTCTCTGCAAGGATGGGGAAGGCTTTAGGCCCGCGTTCGAGGTTGGTCCCTCGAGCTATCGAACACCTGAATTTAGCGCATTCAGGGAGAGAGTGATGGCGTGCATGCCAAATTTGCCCGTGTTGACCAGTCAGCAAGTTGTTGACTCGTATCACGGTCCAAAGAGGCGTGTGTACCAAGATGCACTCTACAGTCTAGAGAAAGACGCACTGACAGAGATCGACTCTCATTTGTCAGCGTTCGTTAAGTTCGAGAAACAGGACGTTGAGAAGGCGCCGCGGGTGATTAACCCGCGTAGCCCTCGATACAACTTGCGGTTAGGTAAATACCTAAAACATGCGGAGCACAGATTTTTCCGTGCCATCAACAAAGCGTTTGGAGCGCACACGTATGCAACGGTCGTCAAGGGTTTGAATGCTGACGATGCTGCACGCGTGCTTGTGGACAAGTGGGAGCGATTTTCCCGACCCATTGCGATCGGGTTGGACGCTTCCAAGTTCGACATGCACGTGAGTGTGCCGGCTCTGCGCTACGAGCATTCGTTTTACGAAGCCTTGTTTCCCGGGAACAAGGAACTCCGGTGGTTGCTAAAGATGCAACTACGTAATAAGGGGTTGGCTCGTGCCATGGATGGCACTGTGAAGTTCTCAATGGAAGGAACCAGATGCTCCGGCGACCTCAACACCTCATTAGGGAATTGTTTGATCATGTGTGCGCTCGTTTGGGCGTACGCTCAGGAACGAGGTGTTGAACTTGAACTAGCCAACAACGGTGATGATTGCGTTGTCTTCATGGAGGAGTGCGATGAGATGCGCTTCAAGGCTGGATTAAGTGAATGGTTCGTTAGTAAGGGGTTTGCCATGACCGTAGAACCAACGGTAGATGAGTTGGAACAAGTCGAATTTTGCCAGAGCAAGCCGGTGCAATTGAGTACTGGTTGGCGAATGGTGAGGAATGTGGGTGCATGCCTTAACAAGGACCCGATGTGCCTTCTTAGCATTCCGAATGATAAAGTCTACCGTAAGTGGTTGGCCGCAATAGGTATGTGCGGCAGCCGCTTGACAGCTGGTGTTCCAGTACTGTCAGAGTTCTACGACGTGTTTAGTCGGGCAGGGACGAGTTGCTCCGACGGCATGTTGCAAGAAGTATTTAAGAACCGCTCGCAATTGCATTTAGCGCAGGGTTTGAGTGCCGGAAGTGTAGACGCACGGTCGCGTGTGTCGTTTTATTACGCCTTCGGAATACTCCCCGACCACCAAGTTGCAATGGAGCGCTTCTACCACCAAGCTAGTGTTGGACCTATGGATACAACTGTGATTGACCGTGAGTGGTTGGTCAACAGTCCCGGGTTTAATATTGTTACAGAGTCCAACTAGCAATATGGTGAAGCAACGTCAAATGACGAAGAACAAGAACAACAAACGACGCAATCAGCGTCTCACAACGGGGACCCGACTTCCCAGTCGCTTTCCGAAGCCAGCAGATGATGTGGTTTCGGCGCGCATCCGATTTTCGTATGCGTTGGTAGCGGCTGGAAGTACGCCGTTCATCACGACCAAGCTACTAGCGCTGGGTAATGGATCATCCACTGGAGATTATGTCTTCTTGAATGATCTTAGCTCGGTGTTCGATGCTTACAGCGCGATTTATTCGCGTTTCATCGTGACGGACTTGAAGGCCACATTAAAGACTACTGGCATTGGTACTGGTAATGCTTTGGCCGCTGTGAACTACACTCCAGGGAACACAGGGTTTGCGAACCCTCCCACTTCTCTCTCAGATGTCGCCCAGGCAGTACACTTTTGTGATGCCACGATGGGTTCACCCGGTGCATTCAAGGTAGATGCAGCGGAGTACTTCAATGATTGGAGGCAGACAACGGATTCCGACAACTCTGACGCCCAAGCTGGTGTTATGAAGGTGTATGGAGTTGGTTCGTCTGGGGGTAGCAGCATCGGTATTCTCGATGTTGAGATGATGATCCACTTTTGTGGCTTGCGCACCGTTGATGCGTAAGTGAGTGGTTGTTGTTGTATTGTGTTAAGTTTAGGGTGAGAGTTGTTCCAAGGTGGGGACATGGTAGGTATAGCC